CGTTGCCCAGAATGTGAATCTTCAGCCAGCCCGTTTGGGCGGCGTCGGTGCTGATTGCGACAGTCATGTCATTGTCTCCTTATCAGAATCAGGGGCGCAGAGGCCGCCCCGTTCGTGTTACGACTCGTTCACGGCGGCCATGAGAAGACCAGATTGCGTTCCGGTGCCAGTCTCGGCCTTCAGCACGTAGGTCAGAGGGTCTGCCACGGCGGTACATCCGGCAAAGGAGTTCCCTTGCCCACGCAAATACAGGCGGTGGTCAGTCGTAGCGCAGTTGTCATCAATGGCAACCGTCAGCGTAGCCGGCCCGATATTGGCAAAGAGGCAGTTTTCGAAGAACGCGCTGAACACCTCTACGTCAATATCTACATCGGTATAGACCAGGACATGCGCGGTTCCACCGCCAGACGCCCAGCTCAGGAACTCACAGTCAATGAACTTATTGCGGTGACAATCGCCATCGCCCTTATGGAGCCACAGGCCATAGGTCGCGGCGGATCGCACAAGCGTATGCTGGCCAATGGTGCATCGCTTGAACGCATTCTCGCCGCCGCTCACTTTGAGCGAGTAGCTGGCCGCCGTTGCAGACGTGGGGCACATAAAGAACACGTTCTCGAAAAGGCACCGCTGGCCGGTCACAATAGCTACGCCCGACGCGGCGCCCGTGGCCTTTTCCTGGTTAAACTGCATGTTTTTGACAATGCAGCCGTTGCCGGAGAAGGTGATAACGGGTGTTACCGCTGTCGCTGCTTGCATGACCACGCGGCAACGCTGGCCCAGGCCGGGTAGCTCGCTGCCGACGCCAATCAGATGGGTATAGCTTTTGTCCCAGGCGATTGCGGCAGTAGGGTTGTCCGCAGTTGCACCAGCAAGAGCCAGTACCACGTCGTGCTGATTGGCTACGCACAGGTCCTCAGCGGCCTCCAGGCTTTTGAGCGGCGCCTGCCAGGTTGTGCCGGGGTTGCTGTCGCTGCCGTTCACCGGATCATAGATGTACGCCTTCGACTTGGGACCGCGAGGGATACCCATTGAGGCGACGTACTCATTCAGGTTCTTGGGAAAGAGACCCATTTCGCGCCTCCTTTTAGGCGGTCAAAGTTGCGAACGGCAGACGAGTGGCCGCCGTCTCATTCATGCGGTTGATCGGGTTTGGCATGGCAAAGCCCAGGCGCATTACGGCGCGCAACGCTACCATGTCCTGTTGTGCCAGGTTGTAGACAATGGCGCCCGAGGCGTCCTGGATGATCGCCTGGTCAAGCACCTTGAAAGTGATGTCCTGGCGCACGGCATAGACGAGCTGCTTCCAGTCGCCCGAGATGAGCAGAGACGAGCCCGCCACAATCGATCCGTCGGTGGGGAAGTACACCGGCGTGCCGTCCAGGTCGTAGGACGTTGGCCCCTGCATACTGGGCTTAAAGATCGGCACACCGTCGGTGCTGCGGCAATTACGCAACTTGCCCCGCATACTCGCGTGAGCAATGTTGCCCGTCACACCAAAGCCGTCGGCCTCCAGAAGCATGTACAGGCCGTCGGTGCCATCGTCCTTTTCGCCCAGGATGGCCTCGTACAGATCGGTGTAAGAGGCGATGCTGATGGTCTGGCTGGCAGCGGTACACGCTGCCACAATGCCGGCGGCGCCCAGGTTGGTTGTCCATGAGGCCGGGATGTTCGTGCCATAGAGCACGGCGCCGGTGATCGCTTTGGTGAAAGCCTCTTCGATAGAGGGGCGCACCTCGGCCCAAATGTCGAAGGCGCTGTCGTTCAGCACCGACTCGGCAATAGGCACGATCACGGCCAGCTCTTCGGCGTCTACGTACTTGTTTTCCCAGTTGACCTCGGTAGTCTGCTTGAGGCCCGTGCTGCCACTCACAAAGTAGGCGGTCGCCAGCGCGCTCATCACAGGGATGCGCCGCTGCGAGGTGGACATGTCGGGTAGCCGACGTGCCAGCGCCATGATCGGGTTCTGCGCAGCCACGGACTTGATGATCTCGGCGCTGACCTCTTGCGGGATCAGCGACGCGGCATCGGTCGCGGAAATGATGCTGTTGTACGGCACTCTAGTTCTCCTTCACTATTGCCTGCCCGCCATGCGGCGGATGCGGGTATTCATGTCTTCTACCGTTACCGGAGGTGAGGCTGTGCCCACCCCCGCGTTGCCCGGCGCTACCTGCGGGCGCTTGAAAAGCCCCGGATAGGCTTGCTTCAGTTCGTCCCAGTGGATGCGCCCGTGGCCGTCAATGAGGTTGTCCTTTTGCGCCGCCAGAAAGGCCAACTTGATCATCGAGGGTTCAAGATTGACCTCTGGCCGGAGCGCCTCTTCGTAAAAGGCGGCCTGCGCCTGTGTGCCAGCGAGCTGCGCCTGAATGCTCTCTAGCGCTTTGGCGGCGGCGGACCCGGCCTCGACGGTTTTCATGGCCTCTGTCAGTTGGCGCTCCATGTCGCGCCGTTCCTGGCGCACCGTCTTGATGCTGGTTTCTAGCGCCTGAAAGCGCTGCTCCAACATGGCCTTGACCGGCGCATCCTGCTTGGGGAGCCACGTCTCAAAAGTGGGCGTCTCTTCGGGCGTAGCCTGCGGCGTGGTTTGCGTCTCGGGCGTCGCGCCCGTGGCGGGCGTCGCGCTCGCCGTGCTTACCACTTGGCCAAGCGTCGCGCCTGGCTGTGCCGTCACTGGTTCTGGCATCGCACTGTCTCCTTCTGTCTCTCGGCATCGCGCCGGGAAATAAAAAACGGCGCCTCCGTAAGATTTCTCTTACGAAAGCGCCGTGTGTCCGCATTTACGGTTCCGGGTGCTGTCCCCGGCTATGGTGGGCCGGGCGATGGGTTGTTTGTCACTACTGAATTAGCTGCACTCGCCTATTCCAGGGCTCGTGATGAGGTATCCGCTAATCCAGTGAACGTCTACCAAAAACAAATCCTTCGCTGCGCGTTCCTCATTATCACTCCGAAAAGCATCCGTGATCTGTTCAAGTGCCGCCAGACTTTTGGTCTCTATATGACTTGGAAACGCCACTACGTATTCATACCTATCGCCATCGTGATCCTCGAAAGTAACAAGCCACAAATCTGTTGCTTCATACAGATCAAAGCCATTACGCCTTAGTATCATGCCCCCTCCATATTCCCCATACGACACACCGCCCACCGCAGCCCGTCTCGGTCAACTACAAGAACGATATGATAACAGCCCGGTTCTGTGACGATCTGCCTGATGCGCGCTACGAGGGCGATGAGACGATCAGGCATGTATCACCTCCGTATCGCCTCAGCGATACACCAAAGCCAATACCCCAGTGATCGGCGCACTTTCGACTCGCTGCCCACGTGCACCTTGCCGGGGCGGAACCGCCGCCACCCGCAGCGAGGCGCGAGTTCTATCATGTCGCAAACTACCATAGCGGTATCCCCAGCAGCGCCGCCCCGCCGCGCAAGATCACCATTGCGATCACGGCAAAGATCGAAAGCCCCACCAACGAGGCGCCACCAAATAATGCCCACTTGAACATCGTTTCTGGCCCGCTCTGCTTCACCGCTTGCTTTTCCCCTTGCATCGCCCCTCCTATACCGCGATCCCCAACTCGCTAACGCTTGCCACGCGCAAGCCATCACCCCACGTCTCGTTGTGCGTTACCCTGGCCAAGTCGCGGAACTCAAATTGTCCCGCCTTCCACGGCTCGTAGTAGCGCCCCATAATGTCCTGCTGCTTGCTCGCGTCAAGCCCCGCAAACCACTCGGCGCCTGTCTGAAACGTTGTGGGCGGCGCGCCTAAAATATTTGGGCAAGCACTGCATCTTCCACGGGTGTGATCGTACATCTCATCGCCTAGCGGGATCGTCTCGCCGTCGGCTGCCAGACACGCCAGACAGGTTTGCCCGCTTTTGTCCGCCATGCGCTTGAACGATGCTACCACGCCCGACTCTCGGAACTGCGCTACGTTCGCGCTGCGATAAACCCGCAACTGTTCCGTGCGCGCTATGGTCAGTGCCTTTTGCAGCCCCCCGGCCAGCCCGTCCTGCATCATGCGCGCGATCTTGGTCGGGTTGTACCCCGCGCCAATGCCCTGTATGAGCGCGTCGGTCAAGCCCTGGATAGCGTCCGGCGCAATCGCCCGCTTTGCCAGCACGTCAAACAGTGGCGAGCCGTCGCCTGCCAGCCCGATCATGCGCTCCACTGCCTCAATCGGCAGTCGGTCAAATGCCGTCCGCACACCCGCCGCCTGGATCGCCTCGACGCCATGCTCGATCCCAAACCCCGCAAGCTTTAGCTGCTCGCCCTGGATAACTCCATTGGCGTATCGTTCGTACTTGATGACCTCGGCCCGCGCCTGCGCAATCAGCGACGTATAGCGAGCGTCGCTCTTGATTG